CTGGGGTGTTCCCGATGGGCTACGGGCGGCGGTGATGAAAAAGCCAACCAAAGCCGCAGCCAAGGTCGCCAAGGTCATGGGCGAGTTCAAGAGCGGAACCCTTCACGGCGGCGTTGACCCGAAGGGGCCGAAGAAGGCGCCTGTCGTCACCAACCGAAAACAAGCAATCGCCATCGCTCTCAGCAAAGCAGGAAAGGCCAAGAAATGAAAAAGCCAGTGAAGTTCACGCCCTGCAAGGGCTGCCCCAATCCCACCAAGTGCAAATCCATGGGCAAGTGCATGCTGAAGGCCGCGAAGTGAAGGGCCTCTATGCAAACATCGCCGCCAAAAAGGAGCGCATCAAGGCGGGCTCCGGCGAGAAAATGCGCAAGCCGGGTGACAAGGGTGCGCCCACGGCCGCCGCGTTCAAGGCATCAGCAAAGACGGCGAAGAAGAAATGAAAACTCCGGCCTGGACGCGCGCAGAAGGTAAGGCAAAATCCGGCGGATTGAATGCCAAAGGGCGCGCATCCGCCAAGGCCGAGGGCATGAACCTGAAGCCCCCGGTGAAAGCCGGAGACAACCCGCGCCGAGCCTCGTTCCTGGCCCGCATGGGCAATATGCCGGGGCCCGAGCGCAAGGATGGCGAACCGACGCGGCTTCTGTTATCCTTGAACGCATGGGGCGCGTCCAGCAAGGCCGACGCGAAAGCCAAGGCCAAGGCCATTTCGGCCCGCAATGAGGCGAAGAAGAAATGACCATCACGAATTACGGCACGCTGAAGACGGCCATCGCGGACACTTTGAACAGGGACGACCTTACCTCGGTCATCCCGTCTTTCGTCTCGCTGGCCCAGGCGCAGTTCAACCGCAAGATCCGCTCGCACCGCCAGATCACGCGGGGCAGCCTGACGATCGACGCGCAGTTCGAAGCCCTGCCGTCCAATTGGCTGGAAACGATCCGCATCACGATGGACGCCAGCCCGATCCGGGTGCTGACGCAGATCAGCATGGACGACCTGACGCGGTATCGCACGGCCATCGATAACACGACTGACGCGCCAGTTTACTTCGCTCACAACGGGACCGACATTGAGTTGTTCCCGACGCCGAGCACGTCCTACACGGCTGAAATCACTTACTACGCCAAGGTGACGGCGCTGTCGGCGGACGGTGATACCAACTGGCTGCTGACCAATCACCCTGATGTATACCTGTACGGATCTTTGGTGCATACTGCGCCATATCTGAAGGATGACGCTCGCATCGCTCTGTGGGCCGGGTTGCTGGCCCAAGGCATGAGCGAGATTGAAGATGAAAGCACCGCGGCCCGGTTCGGATCGCCACTGCGGATGAGGATGCGTTAAAAAATGGCCGACACAACGACGACGACGTATGCCCTGGTCAAGCCCGAAGTCGGCGCGTCTGCGGACACTTGGGGCACAAAGTTCAATACAACGCTCGACAGTCTGGATGATCTGCTCGACGGCACGACCGCGATCAAGCCCAATCTGACGGCAGGTCAGTGGAAGATCGGCGGGGTAGCGGTCACCTCAACCGCTGCCGAGTTGAACATCCTCGACGGGGTGACATCCACGGCGGCCGAACTCAATATCCTCGACGGGGTGACGGCCACGGCGGCGGAGATCAACGCGATTGATGGCGTCACAGCGACAGGGACGGCGCTGATTCGTGCTGCGGATGCGGCAGCAGGGAGAACCGCCATTAATGCGGCAGTGTTCCCAGCAACAGGCTCTGGCGTAGGCCAATGGCTGTCTATAACCAGCGGTGCGGCGAACGTTGCTCTGAACCTTCCGGCTGGCGGCACTTGGGCGTATTTTGCTATGTCAGTCAATAATTCGACTGGCGGTGTAACCAGTTTTGCGGCTTCGGTCGCCGCAGGCGGGACACAAATTTTTGCCGCGATTGCTGGAGTCAATCATTTCGGTTTCGCGTGGAGGATTTCATGACCTTTGAGGTCTTGCCTGCCCTCTGCTACATCATGAAGTCATAATATCGTGGCCGACGAACAGCGTCTTGAGCGCATGGAAAACAAGATCGACGAGTTGACCAAGGTAGTCACGTCGATGGCCCGCATCGAGGAGCGGATGATCACGCTGTTCAAGCGCATGGAAACATACGAGTTCCGGCACGATAACCTTGATGGCCGGATCGGCGATGTCGAGAAGACCGTCACCAAAACGGGTGTGGTGGACCAGGTACTGGAAAAGGGCTTTTGGGTCGTCATCGGCGGGGGCATTGCCTACGTCGTCAAGGTCTTCGGAGAGCAACCGTGAGACCGCTGAACGAGATCATTGTCCACTGCACGGCCACTAGGCCCGACTGGTGGGAAACCCGCACCACCGCGCAGAAGGTGGCAGAGGTCAAGCGGTGGCACGTTCAGGACCGCGGTTGGTCCGACATCGGGTATCACTTCCTGATCGACCGTGACGGCAAGGTGGTGGCCGGCAGGCCGCTGCAGGATGTCGGGGCGCACACGCAAGGCCACAACACCGGCACGATCGGCATCAGCCTGTTCGGCGGGCATGGCTCCGCGGCGACAGATGCTTTCGCGGAAAACTACACGCCAGAGCAGGACAAGGCTCTGCGTGATTTGATTGCCCACCTGCGGACGAACTATCCCAGCATCACCAAGGTCAGCGGGCATAACCAGTATGCCGCCAAAGCCTGCCCAGGGTTCAACGTGCCGACGTGGTATGGAGAGCAATCAACTACCCAGCCGCGCGCAACGCGCCTGGCATCATTCTTGAAAGGATGGACGAAATGACACACGATCAAGTAGGCGGCATTGTCCGCGCGCTGGTGGCCGCTGCTGGTGGCTACTTCGTCGGCCAGGGGCTTGTGGACTCCGAAACCATGCTGACCCTCGGCGGGGCCGTGACGACGCTCGTGGTGGCCGTTTGGTCGATCTATTCGAAGAAGAAGGCGTGAGCGAATTGCTGGCCATCACGGTTATCCTGATCGTGGTGGTCGTCCTGTTCGCCGTGGCCACCGGCCGGAAATCTGGCAGCAACGCCAAGGAAAAGCTTGAGGCCGTGCGCAAGGCCGAGGAGGTCAAAGATGAGGTCGAGGCCCTTCCTTCTGATACTTTGCGTGCTCGGGCTCGCCTCTGGGTGCGCAAGCCCAAGGGGTGACTTCTGCGACATTGCCGACCCAATATACTTTGGGCGCGATGATGTGGTAGACTGGCTTTCAGTAAATGATGAACCGCTCCTGCGCAGCATCGTCACCCACAACAGTCTGGTCGAAACATGCCCCTAGTACCGTTGCAACTCCCGCCCGGCGTCTACCGCAACGGGACCGACCTGCAGAGCGCGGGACGGTGGCGTGACGCATCTCTCGTGCGCTGGACGGACGGCACCATGCAGCCTGTCGGCGGGTGGCTGACGCGCGTCACGGTGACCGATCAGCCGCTGCGTGGCGCACTCGCCTGGCGCGATCTTGACGGCGATCGGTGGTTTGCCGCGGGCAGCCACTTGGGGCTGTTTGTCGGATCCGCCAGCAACACCATCACCAACATCACGCCAGGTTCGTTTGTCGGCGGCACTAAAGACGCGGCGGTCAACCTTGGCTACGGTGGTGGGTTCTACGGTACGGGCGCATACGGCATTGCGCGGCCCGACACGGGTACCTACAGCCCCGTCTCGACGTGGTCGCTGGACACCTGGGGCGAGTACCTCGTCGCCTGCAACCCCTACGACGGCCGCCTGCTGGAATGGCAATTGAACACGGCGAACGACGCGGTCGCCATCACCAACGCCCCCACGGGCTGCGATGGCCTGATGGTGACGGAGGAACGGTTCCTGTTTGCCTTCGGGCCGGGTGGCAACTTCCGCCGCGTGCAGTGGTCCGATCGGGAGGACAACACGACGTGGACCCCGCTGGTCACGAACGAGGCGGGCGACATCGAGTTGCAGACGGCGGGGCAAATCATGCTCGGCATCCGGACACGCGGGCAAGCCCTGATCCTGACCGACCAAGACGCGCACACGGCGAGCTACCAGGGCCCCCCGTTCGTGTACGGCTTTGAACGGGTCGGATCCTCCTGCGGTGCCGTCTCCCGCCTGTGCGCGGCATCGGTGGACGCTGGCGTCTTCTGGATGGGGCCGGGCGACTTTCACGTTTACTCCGGCGGCGCCGTGAGTGAGGTGCCGTGC